GTAAATCGTCTTCTTGCTGATGGGAAGCTGAAGCCTCTGAAAGATCTTCCTCATCGTCAAGCAGAGCCTCTTCAACAATCTCCTGCCCAAGATGATTCTCTAGATCTTTCTGATCTGGACTAACCTCTTCTACCTCTTCGGCTGATCCCAGGACAATCTGATGTTCTTGTACTAACTGCTGCAACCTTATTTCTAATTGATCCCTGCTCATATTATCAATCTTATGTATCTTCAACTCCTTCCTATCAACCATGAGTCCGGCAAGTTTTGCTCTTGCAATCTCTGCTGTTACCGCAGGCCCATATGATCCATCCGCCAATGCAACATCGCGTATCTCTCCAAGCTTCTTTGCTATCCCCTCATAAGTTATCTCATTCTTCGTGCGCTGGATCGCTTTGAACTGTCTGATCTTTTCTTGCACATGAGCATACTCTGGATTACTCAACAACCTTGTTGCTGCCACAGTAGGATTCTCATACCCTGCCAGATGAGCACACTTCGTCTGATTGTAATCTTGATACACCATGAGATCGACAAACTTTTCTTGTTTCTTCGTTAATTTTTTATTAGCCATAACTTCCTTAATTTATGTATATACATTGTTTCATATTTGTTTCTCTAAGAGAACCTATCTCTCCTACAGAATAGGTGTGTTTATACACCTTTCTATAGTTCTCTTTAGAGATGCACATGCGCACAGCTGCACATACCAGTATCCATGCGCCCTCCAGCGATGCATGTGCATATGTGCGGGCATGTGCAACTGCACAACCGCACACACCCCTGAATGTTGCAACCATGCACCTTTCGAGAGGGGCTGTGCAATTGCCCCTCCGCCCACTGCACAGCCACTTATACACACTTTTATTACATTCCAACACACACTCCAGCATACACTCCCTCCTCGATTTAGTTAGCAACATTTGTTTCCTCTTTGTTTTTGAACCACATTCTTGTGCAATATCTTCTGATGATTGCTACCACTGTTAACACCCCCGCTTGGGCCAATGAAATGATAAATGCATTTTGTGTAAACACCAGGCAGATTGTCAGCACCACCCATACCAGGGGCAAGTTGATTGCTGTGCCCATAAACGTATCAGCCATTGATTCTTTGAGTGCTGCTTTGTCTAATCTAAAGGTTTGTCTATCCATTCTCTCCTTCCCTCTCTTTTAATCTCATCTTCTACGTTGCCCAGATGTCTGTAGTTCTTCTCAAAAAACTCGTTGTCTCTTTTGACCAGCTGACTGACTGCATGATCTTTCAGGCCACCAATTGCTCGTAATAACTTCTGCCGCCTGACATCTAAGTCAGCGAACATTGCATCACCTAGCACTTTGATTAAATCATCCATCGTCTTGCCAAGGTTTGCTCATTTGATTGTCCTCTAAATAATACCAAGTGTTTTTTCCAGGAATGCTATGTGTCTTCACCTTCTCGCCAAGATACTTTTGTACATGTGAGACGCCATACCTTGCTGCTCTTTCCCCTGATGCTAGATCTTTTTCTTTGAGTGCTTCACGCGCTAGCAGTTCTAGTTCTTGCCTTGTGTAGAACTTGTATGAACTCATTGCACCAGCGATGACTCTTGCAATCTCCACTTCGTCCGGCGAGTCTGATGCATCCACCATTCTAAAGAAGCCACGCTCGAAGTCGAAGTAAGCTAAATGTTGATCAGGTTCTCTTGCGTTCCTTGCTTCATAGAACAATGTGACATTGGGTTTTGTCCCCGACAGCTTGATGCCTGAGTCCATCCACCCTGCGAAGGCACTACCACCACGCGCTGACATAAAGGAGAGATCGTCTGCCCTTTCCTTGCCAGTGTGATGAGCAATGATGACTGCCACTTTAAATAGTTCGATCAACTTATCGACACGCGATAACATTTCATGTATCTCTGAGTTGGAGTTCTCTTCTCCGCTGAAGAAGTTAATGATCGGATCGATCATGACCAAGTCCGGCTTATGATACTCGATGCTTTCTGCTATCGCATCCATGTCTCCATCACGCATGATGTTCTTTCGCAGTCTGCCTGATGCAACCAGGTTTGACTTGCCTAAGTTGTATAGCTCTGGATCATGATGAAAGGGTTGATAATACATTTCGATTCTTTTCTTTAAGAACTCATGAATGATCTCTGCCTGTAGCCACATAACCTTTAAAGGTCTGCTGAATTGTTTGCCCATGAACTCAGTGCCGGTTGTCGCTGCCGCTGCGAATGCACCAAGCCAATGTGACTTACCAATCTTAGGTTTACCCAAGAGTAAGACTCTTGATTGTTCAAAGACAAATGCATCACCCCAAAACTGTTCGATGCGGCTTGAGTCCATAGTATCCCAGAAAGGATCGTTGAATGTTTTAAGTCCCAGAGGATCTCTATCAACTGTGTCCTGAGACTTTTGTGCATCAATTGGATCTTCTTGATCCATGATCTCTTTAAGCTCATCTGCTAAAGGTATCTGCCATTGACTGGTATGCCACTTCAATATGCCAACATCAGAGTCATCTGGGTTTCTTTTTAAATGTCCAGTACAAATACTGTTAGCTGTATGCAGAACTTCTTGCACACTCATTGGCGGTGTGTTGGTTTGATTCCAGTCCAAGGCCTTGATGATCACCTCACGCATACCCCAACCTTCGAGGATCCATTTGCCCACAAGTCTAGCCAAAGTATCATTACGCATACCAGACTCAACGCCATCACCTGATAAAGGTGTGTTATGTCCTGAGACTATCTTGCCATCGTTATTAAAGTCATAGATGACATTCATGTCTTGACTGTTAAGCATTGGCAGATCATCCATTGAATCAATGAAAGCACTTTCAGCAAGCTCAAACTTATATTTATTTGAAGGACTGACCATGACATAGCCACCCTCTCCCCTGATATCCAATCGACCTGTAGTGTTTCTGATTGTTAGGTTGTCATTGATAGCATAGAAATAATGATAGCCACCACGAGGAGTCTTTTGTTTCAAGGGCGTTCTTGTGATCTGACCTGACTCTACAAAGTCACATGCTTCTTGCGAGTCTGCATCAAGCACCACAAAGGTAATGCCTGTGACCACCGCCCAATTACATCCTGGGAACTGTAAGTACCATTGCTTTATTTCTTTTAGGGTTGGTTGTTTGGTTATATGTTCAAGCCACTTAACTCTTGGAGTTTTGGACCAGCGCTTTATTAATACATCTTCTTCTTCATTTGGATGTCTCTGTTTGAAATAATCAGGTATGACATCATCCCTTGAACCACAAGGTATTAAATGAAAGTTGTTTTCATAATATGAAATCAACATATCTCTTCGCCCGTTGTTGTCTATCTCATCGCCAACAAGATTAAATTTAAGATCTAAGGACACTAGGACTCCACTGTTCCGTAAATGCTTTCCCAATCAAGAGCATGTCCGGTGAGCTTTATAAGTTTTTTTGCTTTGTTGACTGAAGGCTGTCTGTTGCCATACCTCCAGGACCTAATTGTTTCTATTGAAACATCAAGTTCTTTGGCCAAGGATTCTTCTCCTCGCTTTTCTATGTATTGTTTTAAATTCATTTCTCTCCTAAATAAGTGACACGCTTTAATTCTTAGGGGCAGCTTCAGTAATTAAGGGGGGGTAGAAAGCCACCATTAAACCGTGTCAAATAGGATGATAAAAGACTATGTGCAAAATGTAAAGAAATTTGTTGACAATGTTTTAATTATCATTAAGATGGTATGTAAGTTTTTTAGGAGAAAAACAAAATGCAAAATAATTTAGAAGAATATTGCCTGGAAGCTTTGCTCAAGGCTAAGAAAAAAAATCTTACTCAGCAGGCTGAATTAAAAGCAGCCAGCGCTGAGTTAGATAAAGAGATTGCATCTCGTCCTGAAGTGCAAGAACACATACAAACACTTTCTAATACAGGTGGATCTGCTAGGGTCCCACTTAATAATTTAATTCCATTTGATCTAAGGGTTCAGTACAAGGTTACTAAGTCTTGGGATCAGGAATTTTTATCTAAGTGTGTAGCTGATGGATACAAGATACCTTTTAAGGTTCAGTATGCTGAAGACACTAAAGCTGTAAAGGTCTGCAAAGAAGATGACCCGGATCTTTGGGATTATGTTGAAAAGGGTTTACAAACCAAGATTAATGAAAGGCCTTATGTGCAATTCATTGATCCCTTAAAAGGAGAAAATAATGAGTAGGATAGGAGACTTTCTGATAGACGTTCAGTCTGATTCAGAATTTGTTATTGGTAGTTGCGAAAGCTTTGAGCAGTTTTGCAGCAAAATGAAAAAAATAAATACCATGTATTTGCCAAGTGCATTGACAGATATATGGGAAGAACATGTTGGTTCCCAAGAAGATCTCAACGTTAATCATTACGATAGGAGACCAAGGTGAGCTTATTGAAAACTATAGAATCAGGAATCAAAGTGCCAGCACTGAAGATCAATGTATCTGGAACAGATGGAATAGGTAAGTCTACCTTTGCATCTAAAGCACCCAAGCCAATCTTTATTAAGACTGAAGATGGAACAAACTTTATTGATGTTCCTTCCTTCCCTTTATGTAAAAGCTATGACGATATTGTTAAGCAAATACAAACATTGATTGAGGAAGATCACGATTATAGAACCCTGGTATTTGATACCACTGATTGGGCTGAGAAACTTGTGCAACAAAAGGTTTGCCAAAATCATTCAGTCAAAGGCATTGAAGCCTTGGGTTTTGGAAAAGGTTATACAGAGTCTGCTGAACTTTATCGCAGACTTCTACACATGTTTGATGAACTACAAAAGAAAAAGATGCATGTCATCTTACTTTCTCATGTAGCCATTAGAACTTTCAATGATCCAGAGCGTGAGCCCTATGATCGTTGGGAGATGAGTTTACACAAGAAGGTATCTTCAATGATACGCGAATGGGTAGACTTCAACTTGTTTGCAAACTATGAGGTATCAACTCGTACAAGTGGACAAGGGTTTAAGGAAACAACCAGAGG